CTTTATTGACTTTAGAATCTATCATAAACTAATGCAACGACTTGTTGGTATTACGGACAGTGCCAAGAAAACGAATTGTCAACAATATATCATGGAATTTATCTCATTAATATCTTTTAATGGTCAAATGGTTTATCCTAACATCAAGAAAACAAAAGAGGTAGGCTTAAACATAGGATCCGATGGTTATATGAAAGACATAATGACTTCCTGCTCTAGATCCTCTGAAAGTTGTAGATTAGGTGTATCAATCATAGTTGCCTATATGCAGCAAAGAATACAGAACTTAAATATTTATAGAGCTTATGCTTTATGCCCCGGCATGGTAAATGATCCAAAACTTTCTAATCCATATAATGTACCAATGGAATTGTTTGGGTTACCAGATTGTTTACCAGTCATTTACATCAATAGTTTCAGTGACTGCAATGAATATAGACTATTTAGATATTCAAAACAATCTAGAATATTAATAAGAAAACTATTTTTAACCTCACATCAATTTAGTTTAGCTAGAGATTATGCATATACAGTACAGGATTATTCACCACTTTACACCCCTTACTATATTTATCAAAAAACCGGAGGCCAAATACAAAGTATAAGAAATAAACTTAATCTGGATTATTCTGATATACAGAAGTTTCATGAAGAAAACCCAGAGTACTCAATCATGAAACCTGTAGATCCAGCAATATTATTAACTTGGATGGGGACTATGTATTATAATAACTCTTTTTCAAAGGCATATGTAAGAGCATCAAGAACTACATTGATGCTGAGATTATCTTATTTTGTAAAAAATGCATGTATAAAGGTAGACTGGTTAGAAGAGCCAATTTTAATTAGAGATTATGTTACATTTTTTAAAAATTTTGAGCCTGTATTTAAAATCAATAATCTGGATAAAAAGATTGAACAGGCATTATGTAACTACAACCCAACTGTACCTATGATATTTGATTTATTGGAGGATTGCATTTTGAACCAAAATACTATACCAACTTTACCTGCACAAGCAATGATGCTACCAAAACCTCTTAAATATATTACTTTAACAAATCACTTACCTAGCTTAATTCAATATGCAATATCCAGAGAACGGTTTATCAGTGATTACAGAAATTTTAAAAGACCAGGTTCAGCTATAGAAGATATCAAGAAAATAGAACATGAGTTTGATATTAATTTTAAAGAAGTCAATTATACACAGTTGGTTACATTATTAGGTATAATGAAATCACAAATATCAGTTAGCAAGTATGGCATAGGTTATTCAGGGCTTTCTGACAAAAGTAGCTTTTTATATATTTCTTCATGGATGAAATTTGGCATTCATCCTATATTTTCATATCATTTTATACCAAGTAGAGTAATCACAGTACAACATCCTTTCAAAGATACACCTTTACATCTAAGAGATTATTCAATGCATACTTCTGAGAGGAACATCTGTTTAGAAAATTTAACAATGCTATTTTATTGGGTTGTTGTCAAAGCCAGGCAAAGTTTAGATTTTTTTAAAGAAATTATCAGTGAAGCTAAAGTTCAAAGCCAATCTATTCGAGACATTTTATATCTAACTACAATAGACCCTGGTGATGTTAGAGATCTCTACCATAAACGGATGTCTGCTTATTTCAAGTTTATACTGTACAGTGATGATAAAGACTTAAGAATCTTATGTGAGCAACTCTTAGGATATAAGTTTAAATATGCTGATCTAGAGGATCTTAACGATATTAAAGTTCAATATGGTATAGAAGAATCCTTAATATTACAAGATGCTGTTTATATAAAATATCAAGAAACTAATTTCATTGCAGTTCTAATAGAATCTAAAGTGCATATTTTAACACCGCTGAAGAATTTAACAAAAATAAGCTTTGTGTTCAATGTGGCCTTGTTACTATTCAATAAGATTTCTTTGACTGAATTAAGTAGACGCATGGAGACAGGTTTAATAAAAACAGTTACCATTTTAGATAAACCCAGTATTATAAGAAATTATGGGTATGGATCATATGTTAAAAGAAGAAATTTATTTGATTATATAAGTGGCAATACTGCATCACAAAGGTTAAATATTGAAATAGTAAAGACTACTTTTCAAGTTGGCTTGAAGAAAGGTATCGTTGATGCTAATGAATATATTGTTAGTGAAAAAGATGCATCAGTGTCTTCTGGAGGTGTTATTCTGTTTAGGCTCTCTCTGCCTAGCTGTAGTAATAATTTTATTATAACAAATATTCAAGGAACTATAGAAAATATCTCAATACAAGATTTTAGTCAAGATGGGTTGTTATATTTATATATAAATGGCCATAGATCTACAGAAATTGATACTCAAAAATACCAAAAAATTATGGAAACACCTAGGGATACAATAGAACCAGAAAGATTACTCAACGCCTATCAAACTTATTGGGAGAAACTTAAAGAAGTTTACAAAGAGTACTTGACAGAAGAAATGAATTATGACTCAACTATGAAAGAAAAAATGGTTAAAGGGCGAGAAGTAGTTTTGCAGGATAAGAAAAAATATTACCCTGAAATACCTACTAAAGTCATTCCTGCAGAAATTAAAGAAGGTTCTGAATCAGAGCTGGTCTTTAATTTAACATCCAAAATAAATGTACAATTTTCAGATTCTTTTCAGATAGAAGGCTATGAAATACCATTTGTAAGAAACAGAAATGAACCAAAGATTACTGATATAATACCCTATAAAAAGCCTGAGGAAACAGATACTTTAAGCAATAAAGAATGTAGTGACTCTGAAAAGCATTCACCTAAAGGTATACTTGAAAGTGAACATTTAATAATTCCTGACCCAGAAAGTGCTAAATTAAACCTTGAAGAAAAGGGAGGACAATCTAAAGAAAAAGAGGCTAAATCAAAAACCCAAACTAGAATAGAAGAAAAAGTTCTACAAG